TGTTGCATAAACACAGGAGTATCTGATCTACGCAAATCCAATCCCATCGCTTTTACTTTGCCTGGCTTGCCATCTACATCACTTCTAAAACCTTCTATGTCATAGACTAATGCCGCATAACGTTTCTTAGTAATGTACAATCCGCTTTCAGCAACAATTTCTCTAGCCGCCGCAATAACATCTGAACGTGATTTTGGACAATGAAATGCGTCTAGCATAAATTTTGGAAATGTTTCATTAGCCGCTTCACATACTTGATCATAAAGTTTTATTACGTTATCTTTGCCCCAAGGAACTTGTCCTTTGTCTATTTGTTCTTTCAATACAGGATAACCACTGAAGTAACAACTATCTGTATCACCATATATCATCGCTTCGCCGACATGATCATATTTTCCTGTTATAACTTTGTTTACTTCTGCAGACATATGTTTAACAATAGTTCTGCCTGTAAGTGTAGTTGATTGACCAATACGTTTGTCAAAAAATCTACAACCTGGATTAAGAATAGCACCATACAAACTATTTAGGTTAATCTTTTTAACCAACTGACGTTTATCCCAGTATTCTATTTCAATTTTATTACCGGCATCTTTTGCTTTTTTAAGTTGTGCTTGTAGTTCTTTACGTTCTGAATACCAACGTTCAAGTATGCCTGGAATAACACCTTCAAATTCTGTTGTAAAAATTGTTCCATTAGAAGAAAGCATCCAAGGCATGTTACTATCATAAATTAATTTGTAAATCTCTGCGCCACTTAATACATCACTTGTTGCACCTGCAGGTGACTTTCCTTCTTCCCAATCGATAGTTAGTGAAACATCTCTGCGTTGTTCCATTACTGCTTCATATTCTTCTGTTGCAAAACGTCCTTCCCAAGAACCTGCAAAACTCTTCTTTTTAAGCGTCATATCTTCATGTATACGTGCTTCGCTAATGGTTGGACGTATTTGTCCTACAATAGTTTCAGGCGCCATATTCAATGCTCTAATTACTGACGGATACAGTGAATTCAAGTCCATTGAACCAATCCATTTGTGCAAACCTTTTTTAGGAAATGCTACATACGCACCTGCCGCGGCTGTGCTTTCATCGTCATATTTTGATCTGTTTGGAACTTGAAGTCCTCTGTGATGTGCTTCGTTTACAATCGCTTGTTCTGTAACTGCTACTGCACCCATTGTGGTCTGTAGCAAAACAGTATTTGCATGAGCCAGTTCATTACTAAGATCAATAAATCTTAGTTTTTTGTCCAACTTGTCCAGTAGTGCGGTATCTTGTATGTTGTATTCGATGAATTTTCTAAAGTCATTGTTGTACAACTGATCCAAAGTTCCTTCATAAGGGATTTTATTCTCCCCAACTTCAACTTCACCAATGGCATCAAGTCTGTAACTGTGTCGTTCTTCATATGTATATTTACGATATAAATTCAAACTATCTAAATGCACTCTGCCTACTAGGTCATAGGTTTCCGCTGATTTGCCATACTTTTCAAATTCACGTTTCTTTGGAAGTTGTTGCCATAAACAAAAACGTCTTGTGTCATCTTTAGAAAGCACACGACTTGTTCTGTTAATTATGTAAGGAATATCATAACCTTCACTGTTCCAACCTGACAATACATCAGCATCTTCAATAAGTGTTAAGAAAGTGTCAATCATATCACCTTCTTTTTCAAACAGCATAACATTTTCTATGCCTTCAAGTTCTTTCTTTGCTTGATCCATTGTAAGTGTTTTAGGAGGAACAGCCAAACACACCATTGTTTCAAGCCACTGCAAATATACAGATACAGATGTTATTGGCATAAAAGGATCACTAGGATCAGCAAAGCCTCGCTCTGGATCAAAATCAGTTTCAATGTCAAAAAATGCAATGTTTAGTTTAGGAGCATCTTGGTTAAGATAATTTTCGCTTAGGCATTGGAATATAGGATTGATGTCACTTTCAAATAGTTGTTTGCCTTTGTTAATAGCAACTTCTTTACGAAAGTCTTTTGTATTTTTACATACGATACGTTGAAGAGGATCACCATAGACACTTTTATACTTGCCTCGTTGATCTTTATAATAAAATGTATATTTTGCTTGATATTCGTGGAAATGCCTTTTTCCATCTTTACGCTCTACAACTCTGATAATATCAGAATCGCGATCAAAATGTGCGTCTACGTAACTCAACTCTATCTCCTCGTTGCTTGTGGCCAACGGACCATCTGCATGCCTCTTGGGCGTATTATAATATTAGCATAGTTTGTTGATTTTGTCAACAACAATATCATATATTTTTTGGTTGCCTATTTTACTATAATGGTTTTCTTTGCCTTTGTTTGCTTGCCAAAATTCGCTGAAATCTAAATGATTATCTTCGTGTATAAAAAGTTTTGCTACTTCTACATGTGACATACTAAGATATTTTTTCTCTGCTAATATAGTGTTTATCTCTTTTCTTAGTAAACTGTAGACAGTCTGGTAGTATTTGTCATCATAATGATATTTAAAATAATCTTTAGCCGCTTTAAGGCTTGCATTAAAAAAACTAATACGGTTAATATCGTTAAAAATAAGATCACAATCTTTATGTAATCCTTCTTTGTGTAAAGGATGTTGGGGTGTATGTACTCTACTTAGACTTGTATGACTAACAATTACTAAATCATATTTGTCTAAGTTTGCAGTATTAATTTGTTGTAGTATTTTATATTCACTTACACCCGCTTGTGCAACATTTTTTACATTATATTTTTTTGAAAGAAGTTTGACCCAGCCATTTGAACCAGGCCATTCAGCCGCAAAACTATCTCCTGCAATGAGTACATTCAAAGTATTAATCCTACAACATATATGACAGTGAGTCCTGCATTTAAAACAATAAGACTACGTTCATGCCAAAGTATTCCAATTATAACCCATAAAGTATTACTTCCAATAAATGCAAATACATACCAAGGGTATATATTAAATGCCGCCAGTGTTGCGGCTATCAGTAAACAACCTGTACTGATCCAGGCTAACGGTTGGTAAGGCTTTACCACCATGTAGCGGCAACTCCGAAGCCAAACACATTAATACATGCAAAGTATCCTGTCAATAATGTTACCCAAGCCGCACCTCTTCTAATACAAGCATAACATTGTGTTACACTTCCTACAAAAAAGAACGGATATACAATTAACATATTGGGATCTCTTGCGGTAAGAGCAAGTGTCAAACTTGCTATCACTGTAAAAACAAAACTTACAAGTTCAAATGAAAATGCAATTTTGTCGCTTTTATAACTATTAATCCAAAAGTTTTTGATTTTTTCCACTACTTGTCCTTGCCAACGGTAACAACAAGTGTTTCTAGATCATCAAACTCTTCTGAAACTTTATGCCATTCGCCTTTTTGAGCAATCTTAATTGCTTTGTTAATAAGACTTGGCTTAATGTCAAGTTCTTCTGCAACAGCCTTAACTGTCTCTTTTAGACCAGAATTTAGGTCTTCTACTTCTTGAAGAACAGTAACACCTTCGTTTACTAGTCTTTCAAGTTTCGCTTTTTCTTCTGCACCATAGGTACGTGAACTCATGATAATCTCCTAATTAAAAGTATTCAGTATATTATACTTTGTATTTAGGTATTTGTCAAGTAATTTATTGGATTTTTGGTTAGGCTTTTACGCAGTTATCTACAGTTTTACCGTTTTTCTTCTTAGTGCCCATACGTTTGTAGCCTTTCCAGCATACTTTGCCGTCGACACCTTTTTGTTTTTCTTCTGGTAATGTTTTATAACTTTTTTTACCGCATTCTGGACATAAACTTGCAGTTTCTTCTATTTCTTCAAGTGCTTCTTGTAGTTTATTTCTTATTGATTCTTTGTAATCTTCGCCCATGTTTGCATGTTTTGCCGCCATGTGTTTTTTGTATTTCTTAGAACCTTTTTTGTGAGGTGATTTACCTTCACTTACACTTTCGTTACAGTTAGGTCCGCAATTACAATCTGGTGTACAGTTTCCGCCACATTCACAATCTGCATTGCAATCACAAGCCTTTGCTTCATTGATGTTTTCAGTAACTCCTACACCTTCAAATTTGTTTTCGTAATCCATTGCATGGTAAACTGAACCCATATAGTCAGCCGCTTTAGTAATTTTTGATTGTTGCCAACCTTGCATGCCTTCTGTTTCAGTTACACCTTTTAGCATTTCGTGTAACTTGATAGCATACTTGGCAATTTTGTACAAATCAGCACGGGCCATTTGTACTTCGTGATCTCTTTCGGCAACACCTGCTAATTCAGCCAAGCCTTCATTGGTATTTTCTTTAGCAGTCTTAGCCGCATCTTTCCAATCTTGATCTGTTGGTGCTCCTTTTGCACCTTTCTTACGAGGCTTCTTACCTGATTTTTTGTTCTTGTTTACATAGTAATACAAGCCTTTTGATTTTTCAAACAGTTCACTTTGCTTCATTGTGTTACTCCGAATTACAGTAGTATTTATCCTACTTTTTCTTTTTTAGATATTTGTCTTTGATAGCACCTTTTTCTTCTTCACTTGCACCTTCTCTGCCTGCTTTTTGTAGTGCTTCAAAACCTTTTTTACCGTATTTTTTAATACCTGTATAGCGTTGTAATCCACTCTCTTTAGTTTTAGTATCTTTTTTCTTCTTTTTTGATCCTGCTCTTGATTGAACAGCACCTATTGGCATTGCCACAGCCGCTACACTTCCTGCTGAAGTCGTTTCTGACATGAACTCTTTAGCCTTCATTTTTATCCTCCATAGGCGCAAATATGCCTATTTGTTTACGTTGCTGATTACTTTCAAAATCCTCAACAATTAGTTTAGTTTCTGTAATGTATTTATGCGGACACATAAGAGTTACCCATAATCCATCTTCATAAGGATTAGGTTGTGTGTATGTTCCGTTAATAATCATGGTAAAATCCTTTTGATAAGCATAGGTAAGTAGACGCATACTGCAACTACACTCCAAAATGTTGCTAATACTGTTGCATATAATCTCCAATTAGAAATATCTACCATTATTCCTAAACTGACACCACCTATCCATACATAGTCAAGTGTTGCATGAAATCTTTTCCAATTACTTCCGTATTTGGCCATAAGTGATTCACGTTTACGTGCAAACCAAGGATGTACATGTCGCATGATTACAAATCCTTCATTCAAAACCATAACTGTAAAACCTAACCAAAATATCATATAAGCAATTCGCCTTTTTCATACAATTCTTTTATATGCCCCACTCTCAAATCATCTTTGAAAGTGATGCCTAAAATAAACCTATCTTCTTTTGTTTGATTTGTTACACCGTGTGGTACTCTCGTATCAAAACATATAGGAGTAGTATAATTTATTTGTTGCTCTATTTCACTATGTGGGAAAAAACGACTTTCTTCTTCAACAGATAAGTCTTGATCTGGACTCATAACACTTATAGGCTTTGTCCATTCATATGCATCCAGACTGCTGTTTGCAAAATCACCGCAAATTGGAATGTTTATTGTGCAACCCCTGCCATAATCTGTATGTGGACCAATAATATTATTTGCCTTTACACGATTAAAGAGTACTTTAGTTACAATATCTCCTGCATTTTTAAAAGTATTGTCTAAATAGTCTAGTGTTTCATCATCTGGATGACCAGAATAAAATTTAAACCTTCCGGTTCCAAAATGTCCCCAAGATTCACACTGTTCTTTAACTTTGTTTGAGAATAGTTCTTTGTCTATTTTAAGATCTGGCAGTAAAAAATATTCTAGCATTGGTGCTCCTTTGCTATATTTACTACTTCTTTTTGTTACCTGACTTCATATTGGCACACCAATGATACATTTTGGCACGTTCACCGCTGTATTTTTTAGCCATTTTGCGTAACTTTGTAACTGATCCGCTACAACTAGCACCAGATTTTTTTACTCTACCTGGTCTACTTTTGCCCTTTTTTTTACCGTCGGCAAAGTTTTCGGATAATGTTTCTGCTACATGTACATCTAGCATACGCACTGGAGCATATTCTGCATTTATAAGTCTTAGTGCATCATATCTATGATGTCCATTAACTATATGTCCATGTTTATCTATTGTTAGGGGAGATAAATTATCCTCTCCTATGCGTTTTAATTGATTAAATAATTTTGAATACTTACGTTTTTTATGTACAGGACGTAATTTACTTAATTTTATTTTTCCTAAACGTCCTTCGTTTTTAACTTGTGGCGGTTCTTCTCCATTTGTTGCTTTATCATCGTAATGTGCATCTTGATAACCATCAGCATCTTGTACCTTGTAACCTAATCTCTTTAATTCTTTTTGAAGATATTTCATTTCTTTTTTGCCCGCATATGGAGCAATCATTATATCAGGTTCGTCATAATTACTAACTCCTGTTGGCATACTTTTCAAGTTAGCCATGTTAGTACCTATTTTAATAAAATCATATGCAGTATCTGCCTTTGTAAGGAATGCATTTTTAGGATTTGGTATATGCTTGCCTTCTTTAGCAAGTTTTGTTGCAGTGGCGTACATAACTGCTTCTGCATCTTTGCCGTAACGATCTTTAAAATCGCCTTTCTTTTTCTTCATACCTTTTACAATACGTTCTTTTTCTTTTTCTTCACCTTTTGTAAGTTCTCTTTCAGTAGCAGGTTGTTGTAAATGTTGTTGTAACTCTTTTGCAGTACGTTCAAACTTATGATCTTTATATTTAAAGCCTTCACCTCCTGCGGCTTCCCAAGCATTTACGTTTTTACCAAAGTCATCAATTAATATGTTAGGTGTGCCATCTGATTGTGTAGCATACTTTGCTTTATTACTTGTTATTATAACATTTTTAGGTGGAAAAAAACTTAAATTCTTTTTAATCCATTCACGCTTGTGTGGCTCCGATCTAGGATCATCAGCAAGAGGAGAACTACAAATTGTATAACTGCCTTTAATTTTTTTAATCAATGCAAGTAATGATTTTGCTTGAGGAAGTAAAGGAAGTTTTAACCAAAACTCATCAGTATCACGTATTTTTTGTAAGGCATCATTTATGTCTACATTATCAATTTTTGAATAATGATCTACCTTCATTATTTTTGCCCACTCGCCAAAAAAGTCTGCAAGTACGCCATCCATGTCTACATATATTTCGCTTGCCTTAGATAATTCGCCTACTTTTGCCTCTAACATAATATATTGTAACATATCTGGGTCCGGTTTGTCAACCGATTCTTTACTAAAACTAGGATTCGCTGTCCAATTTGCTTGTTGTGCTGAAGCGGCCGCATTAACTTCTGGTGAAGTTGTGCCTGCACCTGCTTTTAATTTAATTTTTGCATTGCAATTACAGTGTGGACAATCTGGTGGACATTTACAATCTTCTCTTTTTACTTCACTGCCGCAACATTTATCTGAACAATGTGTATCTCTTTTTTCTTCTTTAACCATTCCTAGGTTATACATTACATTTGTTTTAGAACCTTTAACCTTCTTTGAATGTTGCTTAGGTTTGCCCTTACCTAAACCAAGTTTTTTAACATTCATGTATTCTCCGCCTACAGGAACATCTTTAGTTGCGTTTTGTTTAGTTATTATACCAACACCTGCGGCTTCTTCTTGCATTTTTCGCAAGGTATATTTAAAACTGCCTTTTTTAGGAACAAAATTGTCTATGTCTTTTAAACTTCTATACTTCATTTTCGTCCTCTAAATCCTTTTGGTGCTCCAGACATGTAAGGCAAACTAAACCATAATTTAAACCAGTCTTTGTCTCCAGGTTTTAAACCTAATTTTTTTTCTTTCTTCTTAAGTGCTGTAGCAGTTTGGCTCATATCTTCTAAAGTATAAGGAGTGTATCCTTTGAACTCATGTATGCCTGCAAGTTTTTGTAAAGTTGCAATATCCATTTTATTCTGCCCGTCTAACATCGTGTTTAATACCTAAGTTTGTAAATAACTTAGATGTTGTTTCTATACTTGTTAATGCTTTCTTAATTCTATCTGCATGTTCAGGATTGTCTTCTACTTTTTTCCTAAATTTATTTGCGGCATCTGGTTTTATGAATATAAGTCTGCCACTCCATGCGGCACCTTTCCTATAAAAACTTAAAAAATGTTCTTTACCGTCTGCTCTATCTGCAATCCAATCTAGCACTTTTAATTTATTAGGATCTTGTTCTTTAACACTTGCATTATCTATGCCTTTAAATATATTAAATTCTTTTATTTCACCTTCGGCCATTGCGGCTTCTAGTTCTTGTTCAATGTCTACTAATTCTTTTCGGTCAGGTTTGAAACTCCTTACCATTTTATCTAGTTCACGCTCGTCTTTAATTTGAATTAGTTCGTCATATAGTTTTTTGCCACCGTATAATGCAATAGCAACACCTATTGCAGGTAAACCATATTTTGACATTGCACGTACAATTGGATTATCTAAATACTTCTTGACAAATTCTATTGCATCTTTAATCCAACTATAACCCTTCCATGCCCCAACAAAAAATGTTATAGCCCATTTGTTACTCCACAGCCATCTAGCAATCTTAAATGAATATTTTGCGCCTTGAAGAGCAGGTCCTACCCATTCTTTTACACCTTCTTCTGCTGGCTCTGTGCCTAATGCATTATCTAATAGTTTTGCGGCTTCTATACCTTTTCCTGGATACATCTGTTCAGCGGCATTACGCTTATCTTCTGGAGCCATTGAAGGCCATGCTTTTCTTAATTCGCTTGCACTTTTAATATCTACCCCACTAAACTGAAAGTTTATAGTCGGACCATAAGTCATATATCCACTAGTTGTGTGATCTTCTAGGTCTTTTCCATCCTTGTAACTTTTTAAATAACCAGGTGTACCATCTTTTTTAATTTTATCTGGTTGTGGCTGTTCATTACGATCCTTTTCACTTCGTACAAATATTAATGCAGTACCGTCTTGAAGCAATCCGCTGTAACTGTTGAGGTTGAAAGGTGATTTAACCTGAATAAAATTAGTTGGAGGTACGCCTGCAAAACTTGCTAGTTGCTTCTTTACATCAAACGGAAAAGGTCTTGTTTCTTGATTGTTTGTTGCGGCAACATATACGTTAGTTTGACCAAAAGTTTTCACGGCCCAGTCATATAAACTTTTATGTCCTGGGTGAAAAGGGTGAAATCCTCCTGGCATAACTGCTACTACCTTACGGGCAGGTGCTTCGTATAATTGCCTTAGTTTCATTTATATACGCCTTTTTTAATTAAAGGTATTTCTTCTGTGTAAATCTTTTTGCAAAGTGTTTTTACATCTTCATCAGTAATAATATCACTGTATTTTTCAGCAAGATTGTACTGCTTATTATATGCTTCCATTGCATCTTTTATTGTAGGCATCATAATTGTTTTTGCATTTATTTTTTTGCCTGCTTTTAATTCTTCTTGCATTGCACATAGCATAGGAAAGTATTTTTTTCTATACATACTGTCATTGTTACGCATGTAAACATGCAAATCGTCTACAATATTAAAGTTAGGACCAAAGTCCTGTGTTGGTTTCATCATATTTTCTTTTACTGGTTTATTTTTTCTCACAGTTGTTATCTCCTTAAAGTAAGGTCCTTTTTCAATTAGGTTTGTTACCTTAGAAGGACTGTACTTGCTTCTAATACGTAAGAACATCTTACCATCTACTATATTTACAAAATCTATACGGGGCCATTTTGTACCATCTTTACTATTAGTGTATCCTAATCTTACACCCATATCTAATTTATCTCTACTTAGTAATCTATCTAATCTTTGGAAATCTAAAACATAATATTTTGATTGTTCAAACTGTGCCAATTGTACATTGGGATCATTATATGTGCCGTGTTGTTTAATATTGGAAATAAATTGTTTTAACCATTTTTTTTCTTCATTATCATCGTTACCTGATAATTCTTCTTTGAACTTTGTATATGCTTCATTGTAAGCAATGTCTATTGCTTGTTCAATACCTTTTGCATTAAGATATGCATTACCAACACTACTAACATCAACTCCAAAGTCGCCAAAAATTTTCTTATATGCGGCCCAACCGTATTCACTATGTGCTTTTTTCTTACTGGTAGGCATGTCTGCACCTACAGCCGCTTGACCAAACTGATTAGTTGTTCCTGCTTTTAAACTAAGATCAAATCTTTTAGTTTGCTTTTCACCATTTTCATCAGTGTAAGTCATAAAAATATCAGTTTTGCGACCAGTCATATCTGATACGCCGTCTGCTATAACAGCAACATTATCTGCTTTACCGTTAGATTCAAACATTTTTGCATAACGATCTACAATACCTGCTTCATTAACATATGCTACAGCATTTCTTATGAAGCCAGCCATTTGTTTATCCGCCATCATAAAGTCATAGTCAGCAAAATCAATATAATTTTTCTCTGGAAGTTTTACAGTTAATGAAAATGTGTCAGTTGTGTTTGCTTGTTCTTCTGGAGCCTTCACTGTAATGGTTCCACCTGTACCTTTTACGCCTGCTTGCTTTCCAAAGTCTGTAATAATCTTTTTTAGATCTACTTCTGATACTCTTCGACTTGGTCTAACAGTAAGTCTTGCTAATGCAAGTGCTCCTAGAACACCTTCAAGTGTATTTCCTCTATTTGCAAGTATACGTTCTCCTGTTTTACTTTGACCTACTCCGCCGAACTCACCTGTTTTTGCAAGATTCTTCATGCTTATTTCTGTACCATCAGTTGTTTTTAATGCAGGTATTCCTTTGTAACCAGGAACTAATATTTCATTTTTTAATCTTTCTACTTCACTTTTATCTATAATAACTTCTTTGCCATCTATAGTTGCAAACTTAGCACCTTGAGAAACTTTATTCAAAAAGACAGGAATTCTGTCGTCAGGTCTTCCTGCATACTTGTTAACTTCTGCAGGTCTTAGATCAGATGCTTCTTGAATGAAATCTCTAAAGGCTACCATTTACGACAACTCCAGTACCTTGCTTTTGTTCTTGGTCCTGGATTGTCACAGTTGTGTCTTGCTCGGAAACTTCTGCGTCTCGCAGGATTTGATTTTTTAATCTTCATATTTGGATCGCCAAAGTTAACCTTTTTAACATTTTTAGTTTTTGGGTCTCTGACGTATACTTTAAACTTTTTAACATCACCTTGCATTGGCTTACCTAGTTTAACTTTACGTCCTTGATATTCTGCTTCGTCTATGCCATCTTCATCGTTAAACCACATAACACCATACTCGTGGAAGAAGTCATCTCCATCCCAAGTTTCTTCATCTAATTCTTCTGTTTCGTCATCACATGAACATTCAATATCAAAATCTTCATAACCTTGTTTAGTCATATACTCTACAAGTCTATCTGCAAATTCATCTGATTCTTGTTCTGATAATGCTCTTGGCAAAGGTATGTGGAATACAGTTGCACCTTGTTCGCTTTCAAAAATTTCACTATTAGGAAATACAGTATCATTAAGACCTTCGCTTAATTCTTCTTGTTTTTCCATTACAATTCTAATAAAATGTTCCATATTTTTACCTCAATGATTAAGCACAATACTAGTTACACTACCTGCGGTATAAACTAATTTGGCTCGTATCCATACATAATTACCTGTAAAATTTGCAACTTTACTGCCTGTAGCACTAGTTTCTGTATATGTATGTACGTCAAACCAGTCGCTTTCAGTAGGTGTTGTTGCTAGTGTTCCTTGTATAGTTATAGTGCCTTGTAGGTCCGTATAACTGTATTGAACGGTGTGAATACCGTCACTACGACCGTAGTATCCGTCACCTTTGAAATCAGAACCCGTAACAGTCTGCGTTGTACTGTCCGCTGGGTGTGTTTGTGTCGTTAATAATGTTTCGCTATTACTTGGCATATTGTATTTATCAACTTAATGCAGAGTTGATAAACTTGTCGACACGTTTGATGTTACCACCTATAATGATTTGTATAAGTTGTAACACCTTTTCGTCCCGAACATAAAAGTACATGCCGTTTACATAACCGTTATTTTTAACTTCTTGTAAGAACTTATTTCCTGCTTTACATTTGTCAGGATTTGCAGTAATCCAATCGCCTAGTCCGCTTGATACTTGATTTCCTACTGTAACTTTGTATTGAAATTCAATAGGGTTTTCATTGGTTATAATTACTTTAGGTTTTAGATTGTTTATATCTTCTATACTAGGTTGTGTAAAACTTTCTATACTCAAATTACGATTTTTTAAACTTTCTACCCAATGTATATCATTTGTGTAAATGTTAAGAAAAGGATGTTCACATCTTAGTTTATAATTATCATGCCCTTGGGCAGTAAATTCAGCAAGTAAAAATTGAGCAGTGACTAAGGCATCTCTTGTAACAGGCATAGTATATCTTAATGATCGTTTCCAATTGATTTCATCTCCAGTTTCTGCTTGTTGTTGTAATGAATCTAAAATACTTCTAGCATAAGATAAATTTTTGTCTCTAAAAATTATACCTAGGTTGTGCTGAACCACCAACCTATACATATATTGGTCGTAAAATAGTTTTGTAGTCTTAAGTGTTTGCAACGGCTACCTCTTTCTCGGCAACCTCCAAAGTAAACTCTTTGCCTTCATTTACATTAATTGTTACTGTACCGCCATTTTTCAATTTACCAAACAACATTTCTCTTGATAAAGGACGTTTTATTTCTTTATCAATTACACGTTGCAATGGTCTTGCACCCATTTTAGGATTGAAGCCTTTGTCTACTAATACGTCTAGTGCTTTGTCATCAATTTTAATTGTAATATTTTTAGGTTGCACCATATCTCTAAGTTCAACTAGGAACTTACCTACAATTTTCATCATAATTTCTTTTGATAGTTTACCAAAAGTAATTGTGCCATCTAATCTATTACGGAATTCTGGAGCAAAGAATTTCTTAAGTTCTGTATCTTCATACGTTCCTTCCCATTCGCTACTAAATCCGATAGTATTTTTCTCTGCTTCTGTAGCACCTAAGTTGGTTGTAAGAATAAGTACACAATTACGTGCATCTGCTTCTTTACCATTACTACCCATTAGTTTACCATTGTCCATAACTTGTAACAAAATTTGCGAAACATCTGGGTGTGCTTTTTCAATCTCATCTAATAGTAATACACAATTAGGATGTTCTTGTAACTTAGTAATTAACAATCCGGCACTATCTTCATAACCTACATAACCTGGAGGCGAACCAATTAATTTAGCAACCGCATGTTTTTCTTGATATTCTGACATATCAAAACGTACAAGTTCTACACCTAATTGTTTTGCAAGTTGTTTTGCAGTTTCTGTTTTACCAACACCAGTTGGACCCATAAACACAAAAGAACCAATAGGTTTATTATCTGGTTTAAGTCCTGCTTGTGCAACAAGAATCTTATCAACAATACCTTCTATTGCAGTATCTTGTCCATATACTGATTTTTTTAGATTTCCTTCTAAATTAGCCAAGTTTTCTGTTTCTTTTTCTGCAACTTGCTCTTCAGGTAATTTGATAATTTTTGCTAGTTCAAATTGTATTTCATCTCTGCCTACAATTTTATCTCCTGTAACTTCCTTTAAATTAAATCTGCTACACGCAACATCAATTAAGTCAATGGCTTTATCAGGTAATTTTTTATCTGTTTGATACTTAACACTTAGTTTGATTGCTTCTTCTATACCTTCTTCAGTAATAATTGTATTATGATAACCTTCGTAATATTTTTTAATACCACGTAGAATATCTGTTGTAACTTCTTTGCTAGGTTCGTCGACTGTTACACGTTGGAATCTACGCATCAATGCACGATCACTTTCAAAGAACTTTCTGTATTCTTCCCAAGTAGTTGATGCAACAACTTTTAAGTCGCCTTTTGTAAGAGCAGGCTTTAACATATTTGCTAAGTCATTAGAACTATTTGCTCCTCCTGCACCAGCACCATTCATCATGTGTGCTTCATCAACAAACATAATTGTTTTGCCTTTTTTCTTTAGAGCGGCAAGAACCAATTTAAATCTTTCTTCAAAATCACCTCTATACTTACTACCCGCAAGCATTGAACCAATGTCTAAATTATAAACTTCATATTCTTTAAGAAATTCTGGTACGTTTCCTGATACAATATTATACGCCATTCCTTCTGCAATAGCAGTTTTACCAACACCAGGATCACCAACAAGTAAAACATTATTTTTGCTTCTACGTCCTAATGCAAGTGAAATGCTTTCAAGTTCTTCTGATCTTCCTATTACAGGATCTACACGTTCTTTTTTAACTTCATCATTTAAATTAGTAGTAAATGCTCGTAATGCTCTCTGAGCCTCACCACTCATTGCTTCGTCATCTACATTTTCGTATTCGCTATTAACATAGTCACTAAATGCTGGCTTTGCAATTCCTGCTTTTTCTATATAATATTTACTAACACATTTATCTTCAGCCATAATACTAATTAAGACGTCAGTAAGTTCTATATGACTACGTCCACTAAACAATACCTGTGTAAATGCTCTATTTAAAATTCTTTCTACAGTTTGTGTTTTTTTAGGCTTATATTTTGCTTGATTTGTTACTAATTCATCACAGTTCTTTTTCAAATGATGCTCTAAGTTTGATTTTAAGTATTCTACATCTGCTCCAAAACCTTGTAAAGTTTTAAAGAAATTTTCTTCGCACATCATTGCAAACAATAAATGCTCTACTGTCACATATTCGTGATTCAATCTACGAGCATCTTTTATTGCTTTGTCAAAAACTAGTTGTAATGTTTCACTTGGTTCTACCATTTTTTTCCAATTCCTTTACAAGTCCATTAAGTAAATCAATAAACTCATATACTTTTTCTTTTTTAATATCTTCATTAGCACTACTATGAACTGTTGCTAAAAGTTTCGGATATTCACTATTTAACTTTTCATTAATGCTCATGATGTTATTATAACAGTATTTTCCTTAAGAGTCAACATCTTTTTTATCCAATCTCTTTCTCAATTTCTGTAATAAGACTATTTCGTCTTGTGATAGGTTTTTTGGAACAATTCCTCCTATAGTTACATATAAATTTCCTTTGCGTCCAGTCCTTAAATCTGGCATTCCATAGCCGTGTATACTAAATTTTGTATTTGGACTAGTGCCTGCAGGTATATTTACTTTAACTTTGCCTCCATCTAGTGTCTTAATAAGAACATTCCCACCAATAATAAAATCAAATATATTAGCCTTTGACGTACAATGTAAATTTATTCCATCTACTGCAAATACACTATGTGGAGTAACTTGTATTTTTACATGTAAATTACCTCTGGGTCCTGGAAAACCTTCTTCACCAAAACCTTCATAGCGTATCGTATTACCATTTTTTGCACCAGGTGGTACTTTTATTTCTACTACTTCTTCCTTGCCTGTCCTTAGTCTATAACTTGCAACCATAACTTTACCTGTATATGCTTCTTCTAGAGAAATACGAGCGGCTATAGTTATATCTGGATTTGCTTGTTGTTGTCTACCTCTAACATTGAAACCAAAATTTGAAAACAAGTCTTCAAACCCTCCCATGCCTTCGAAACCATTAGGTCCAAAACCTTGTGCAAATTGTGGTTGAGGATTATCATATTCTTGACGTTTTTGAGGATCCTTTAGTGTTGAATATGCTTCGTTAATTTCTTTGAATTTAGATTCGTCACCACCTCGATCAGGGTGATGTTGCATACTTGCCTTTTTGTATGCTTTCTTTAATTCATCTTGGGAAGCGTTTCGAGAAACACCAAGGGTTTCGTAATAGTCCATACTATTACTTATTGTTACTATTTCCTAGACTTGTCAGTTCCGGTATATAAACCAAACCATGCCGCACCTGCGCCTACTACAATACTAATTAAACCACTTTGTTCCATTGTAGGGTCTGGCAACTCCATATACCAAATCACACATTTATAAAGAAGTATAATGTAAACAGTTAAAAATAATCTTGGAAAAATTCTCCAACTGTCTACTGCTCTTGCCATGTGTATAAGTTTAGCATATGGGTTAGGTCCCATATCTTTAACACTAGTGTCTACTTCTAAATCTAGTTTTACTTTACGTGTTGTTTTATCTTCAGTAGAAACTACAGTTGCATCAGCCTTCTTTTCTTTTTCTGCTGGTGCTGGCGTTGCTTCTAATTCATCAAGACTTTTTCTTGGCATTTTTACCCTCCAGTTTCTGTAATCTTGTTTCTAATTCATCTATTTTAGATGTAATTTTAGGATATTTTACTCGCCATGCATTAGGGTCATTTTGGAACCAAGTCCACCCCCAACGTATTGCTAGATATTCTAAAACAGCATCAAATTTACTTACAGCCCAAGTTGCCATTCTTGTATCTTTAAACCAGAACAAAAATGCGGCACCAAATAAAGAGCCTGCTAGTGCTGTGTAAATCCACAGTCTATCGGATGCCATTCTTTCTATCATTTCCCACATAATATCCCCTCGGTTATATTATATGTATTTATTCAATAGGCTTGCGTAAAGTATGGCGTCTTATACCTAATGCATCTTTTGGATTGTATAAATCATAAGCGACCTTATCATTTTGGTTTCCACCTAAAATTATCCAGCGACCGTCTTCTACTTCATCAAAAAAGAAGCCAACATGCCCTTGCCATTCACTATTACCCCTAGGAAATATGACAAGATCGCCTCTTTGTATATCTTCTTTGTTTATATTATTACCCCAGTGTAGGAAACTACGTGCAACTAAAGGGTGTGGATGGTTTATATCATGCAGTGTAGGAACATTGTTTATTTCTAATACAAAATTTACAAAAGCCGCACACCATTCTGTAGTTACTGGATCTACACCAATAATTTCTTTGATAACAAATCTGTCTTTTTCTTCGTGTAAATTTAGAAAACCCTTAGCGGTATCGGTAAGAGCATGTCCTTGTAAATTAAGGGTACAACCAACTGTAGTCAGTAAAAATGTTATGAAAAATAAAAGTCTAATTTTCCTACGTCTCAGGTTTACTAACTATTTATTTGAAAGGATTTATCTTATCTAATACAGATTCTTCAGGAGCGTTATTTTGCTTATCTACTTGTTGTTTAGCACCTTCTATTTCACTGTTAGCATCTTCTAGTGCTTGTTCTGATTCTTCGTAGTAGTTTTGATAAGCGGCAATGATTGCTTTTTGCTGTTGTAAAAGTTTCATAATGTCGCTCATATTCATTGCTAATATTTCATATCCGTCATCAGTTAAACCAATTAGCACAGGATCTTTTTTATCTTTTTTAAGTTTTTCAAAAACTTCTTTGTAGTTTTCTTCGTTTATTACTACCCAAGTAAGATCTTTCAAGCGTAATTCTTCTGCTGGAGGTAAAACAAGTTTAGGTTTATCAATTGGCTTTGCACTTATTTCTATTTGTCTTGGGGTACTTGTACAACCTGCTAATAGTGCTAATCCTAATATTGCTACAATTAATGTTTTCATAGGTTTTTCCTTTTCCATGCATCGGATTGTATGTTAGGGTCAAAGTTTGGATTTGCAGTTCTCCAACATTCGTTGTTTATTTCACTAGGCTTAGTTGCACTAAGTTCTTTTTCAGTTAATGGACTACCACTAAAAATTTCTAAACAACGCTGTGCATTTTTTGTTGCATTGTTCAAAACCTTTTCAGTAAGACTAGGCTTAGCAACTCCACTTGCACCAATATCATGTCTAGAAAGTCTATTTTCTAATGAACGGTTTCTGTTGTTTATTTCAGTCCACTCTGCTTGTAGTTTTGCATTTTGCTTTTGCATAGATTCGAAAGCGGCAGTTTGTGCCGCCAACGCTTGTTCATTAGTTTCGACTGCTGATTCTAATTTTGCATTATTTTCTGTTAGTATTTTAATTTTTTCTTGTGTGTCATTGTAGTACCAATAGGCACCTCCACCCATTGCACACATTAAGACAAACATAACTAATGCTAATTTAGCACCCATACCGCCTACCCTAGTAACTTTCCCAATGTTTTAGGCCCAACAATACCATCAGCAACAAGTCCATTTGAACTTTGCCATTCTTTAACGATACGTGCAGTGCCTGGACCAAAGATTCCATCAGCAGGAGAAATGTCAAGTTTTTCTTGTACTTCTGCTACTAGTGGACCACGTGATCCTTGTCTAATTGTTTGATTATAATCTACTTCTGGCTCTTCAAAATCACCACCTAATACATCCATTGCATGTAGATAATGTTTTTTACGATCATCTAAACCAATTGTTCCGCCGTTAATACGTTTTGTTGCTCCTACAATATCCATTGCATCGCAATATTTGTTTAAGCCGTTTGTATCCCAAAACCAACATGCTGAGTCTAATGCACCTTTTTTTGTACGCACATAGTCTACTGCTTCTTCTG